GTTGTCCCGCTCCCCTACCCCTCGAAGTCAGATGAGAATGATTATCATTTGCGTTTATTTTGTTCACAATAGGGGTAGATTGCATATAGTATACGATGCTTGCATCCTCTCTTTAACAATTAGTGAATTAAACTTATCGGCTCTGATTTTCTTCCATCATTAGGGGGAACAGTCTAACGATAGTATCAAAACATTTAATTCACTAGGCGTGAGGTTGTAATCATCCTCTCTTTAACAATTTGCTAAAATGCCCATCTTGAATCCGTAGATGGTATAGGGTAGGTGTAGATTGGAAATAACCTTATTGTATGTAGTAGTGAGCCTAACGAGGGCGGTAACAAATCGGAGAGGGTGCAATAGTCCCGTATAAGATAGAAGGATACGGCTTAGAATTTTAATGTTCTAGGTTTAGTATTTCATGTAATCACCATAACTAGCAAGCCGATTAGTCACGAAAACAGAAAAGGTGTGGTAATGAGAAAAGCCATGCAATCGAGTAGTATCCCTATGTATTAAATGTATCTGACAATTATGTTTAATGCCAAGCCTCTTAACCTCTGACAAGAACTGCTAAAACAGCGAGGCGTATCAATAATTTATTAACCAACGGAAAGCGTTACCAAAAGAATTTACGAGGTTGATTAGAAATAGTCAGCCTCCCTAAGTTTTTTTAGTAGTCTAATCGTAGTTTAATTTTAAAGGGTATTATTATGTCAAACAATCAATTAGCAGTATTCAACAAAGATATCTTCACAATGTCAGTTTCTAAGACTGGCGTAGTTAAGACTGGTTCAATCGCTTTAACCATAGCAAAAGGTTCTAGTGCAAGCCGTTCTAACATAGGTTACACAATCTATCAGGAACAAATCGCTAATGGTATGTATCGCCCTGCGGCTCGTGACATTGTCAGTCAGTTAGTTGCGAAGTCTGCTCAGCCGTATCTATCTGTTTCAGTGGATGCAAGTGGTCCAATGAAAAAGGCTGACTTTATCGCACTATGCACTCAAGTGGATTATGTCGTGCGTAATAGCGGTAAGGAATTAAAAGGCACTAAGGCTTATGTATACGATATCGTCAAGCAAGTTGTTCAATCAGTTGTTAAGGCTGAAGGCACTGGCGAAGTTGTTGCGTAAGTTGTATATCAGTGATACTGATGAGGCTTGATGAGCCGAAACCCCTACGGGGGTCTATCACATGGAGGGTTTATGAAAATTAAAAAGGTTCATACTGTTCCGAAGGGAACAATGTCGCACTATCCAACAGTAGTGCAAAAGGTTTGGGATTTTAGTCCCGATGCACCGAAGTATAAAGGTGGGCATGATGGTGCTAGGCATCAAGGGGGCTTGCCCCCATCAACTCGAATGACAAACTGTGCAGGTGTGTATGAGATGGCTCGCACATTCGGACAAAAGAATAGAGACAATAAGTATGTTCTATCTCGCCCTGTTATGCCAAAGAAAAGATAAGGCATAGTTATTCCAATTAGAGGGACTGCCAACCCCTCTTCTAACAGTAGGCAATGGTCGTGAACACGAGGGGGATTCGCCAACCTACCTAAACCATCAATTAGGCTTACCATAATAGTGCAGTATTGTATTTATCTCTGTTCTCTTGTTCCATTTAGAGATAATTACCAGAGATAAATACAACCCCCTTATAAACAGGTGCTTTGCTGTCTGTAATTATCTAATTATCTATTTATCTATTAATATATAGTATAGAGAGATATAGAGAACGTGTTCGTGTGTGTTTGTATTTGCACATGGCATACATTACATATCTCTATATACGGGGGTCGCCTAAACGAAAAAACGATTTAGAGATAATTACCTGAGACCCTTTGTTTATAAGGCTCCTATTTATCTCTAGCAATTATCTCTGTATTATCCACCCCAAAACTCACCAAAGAAAGGTCACAAATCATGGAATCAATCCGTAATTGGGTAGACACAAATCACATGCAATATTGTGAAGAGTATCACGAGATGGGTTACATTGAGCCCACTATAAAATTCCGTATATGGGAATTCTTGTTCAACATCTTCAAATAACAGGCTCATTATGCTAATCAATATACTCTTTTCAATATGGTTTTACGCACAACTAATAGCGTATGTAGTCCTAGCAATCTTAGTAAACATCCAATAAAAAGGTACACACATGAAACAAAAACCAGACTTCACAGATTATTTATGGGGTGGGTTCTTCGCCATCTTTATTGGTGCAACCCTCGGTATGATATTCGTAATTAAATATGGAGCGTAACTATGGAAAACATATCAACACCTATCATCAGTCCTTTCTTCCCAAAAGATACTACGCATCGCAGTCCGCCAACATTGCAAATCGAGGTCTATATTAAACACAACTACGGTGCACAAGTTATTTATCCACACTGTGAGAAGGCAACCATATTCGCTGAGATGCTAGGACAGAAAACGCTAACCTTTGACAACTTGGCACACATCAAAGAACTAGGCTACAAAATCACCCAAATCCACGAGGACATCGACCTATGACATTAAACGAACTACTAAGAATAACCGATATGGTAGATAAAGAAAGAATGAATCCTTTTGACACCGAAGTATTTGTATCAGTAGATGGTATTACAAGAGAGCTAGAAGCAGGATTCAGTCTCAGTATTACCGAAAATAAAATAATCTTCCATGCAAAGGAATCACAATGAAATTCTATAAATTCAGACAAAACAATAGCGGTGGTTCTTTTTACGTCAACGACGAAGTAACCATTGAAGTATTCATAGAGGCAGAAAATGCTGACATGGCAAATACTAAGGCACAGACCCATGGAATTTACTTTAACGGATGTAGCACAGGGTCAGACTGCGATTGTTGTGGCGATAGATGGTACAAAGTCAGTGAGCGTAATGCATGTGATAACCCTATTGAAGATGCTAGTGGTTCTATCCATTGGGTAGATGAGGGTGAGTGTTACACACGTATTTATTTTAACAACGGAACAAAGGAAGAGTGGACAGCATGAGCAGAGCAGAAACATTAGACGCATTACACAAGGGTATTGAACTAGGATACAACACTGCATATGACATAGGATACGCACAAGGTAAGAAAGAAGTGGACAACATAAATGCAGATAACATGCAAGCACGAATAGATAAAGTTTCGAAAAATGCATTTGATGCAGGGAAAGAATTCGGAGTCAGAGAAGCGTTAGCAACATGGGAGTTAGACGTAGCGAAAGAACGCAAGAAAGCGTATGCCGCAGGGTATGTCAAAGGTAAAACTGACGGTAGCAACGAAGAAAAAACAGAAGCACCTATCAGAAAGCCCAACTTCATCAAAGAACTAGAAGATAGCAACACACCCACCCTCAAAAAGAAATTAGATGAAGCACTAAAACTTTGGACTGATGGCGAACCTGCGCCAGAGAAAAGAGGCAGACCATTCAAAAAGAAAGAACCGCAACCACAGGGGATGCCTACACCAAAGAAAAGAGGCAGACCTGCTAAACCAAAAGGAGAGTAACTCATGGAAGTTAAACCAAATCTCATCAAACACAAAGGTGTCAAGAACTCAGACATCTGTACACATGTGGATAAGCACCACGATTTTGAGACGAACAATAAAACAGTTTATGGAGAGAAAAGAGGCAGTTATTATGTAGTCTGTTCTTATGGGGAGCATTACCCCATGTTTGTCTATGACTATGAAGCAGAAGTATGGCTTGGTAACAATGAGAAATCATCACGAACTACTGAACGACATAAGAAATATGCTTGGCCTAACGCTGAAATACACCAGTGGTTCAATGCAGTTCAGTTGATGGACATCATGTATTACGGATTCAATAACTATATCGCTAACAGACTAGAAGGAGCAACAGTATGAAATTATTCCCAAGCAGAGACAAGAAGATCGAGTTACTAGCACGACTCAGGTTACTAAATGTCAAAGAAGTTCGTGTTGAGTTTAGTGGTGGCGGTGATTCAGGAGACATCGAGGACATTGCTGCATTCGATAGCGACAATGGCAGAGTAGAAATCTACAAAGAAATGATTGAGTGGGTGGTAGAGACGGATAGAGTTAAGCGAGACAACGAGTGGGTGATGCAGACCGAGGTCAAGACGATAGGCATCGATGAAGTACTTAAACAGATTACACTTGACTGGCTTGAAGATTCGAACCTTGACTGGTACAACAACGATGGGGGGCAGGGTCATATGACTATCGACTTCAGAGAATCACCGCCTAAGTTTGAGATGGATGTGGGAGTTAATTACATGGAGACAGATCACCACGAGTTTGAGAGTAACGACGACGATTGGGGAGTTGAAGATGAGTAACTGGGTAGACAAACTAATAAGCATAATAAACAAAATAGATGTAGAAGAACCGATAAAGGAGGTAGAGCAAGTGACAGACGTATTTATAACAACCAAAAAGGCAGCAACTATGTGTGGCTTGTCGTTAGGTACGGTTCAGAAGATGGCTGACAAGGGCATATTTAAATACTATCTCACATTCGGTGGGCATAGACGCATACTACTCAGCAGTGTTAAGGACTATCTCAAAGCAAGGGACAGCGAACTAGAGAACGGAGGGATATAGATGAAGATAAGCACGGTTTTAAAGAAAGCGAAACCACACTTGGAAAGCGTTAATTTTGTATGTTGGGCGATTAACCGTGCAGACGCACCTTGGGCTTCTTGCGAAAGAGCAAAAAAATATATTCGAAAATTAATACATCCACACAGTACAGTCACTCAGTGGCTCCATGAAAATGGAGTAGGTCCGCACCTTACATACCACTATCAAGACGAGTACAGACGTAGATGGATTGACCATATGATTGCAACCTTAGAGAAGGAAGGCAGATGAACCCATACCATCACTCATTAACCTCAGTCAAACTATGGGGTGGAGAAGTAGAAGACTATCAACCATTGCACGATTGGATGGACGACACAAAGGCACACTTTGCAGATGCACGACACCGAGCCCTCAAGCACCACTCACTAGGTATATTCCAAGGAGAAGAGAAGTTCGGTAAGACCATCACAGTTACGGGCGGTAAGAAAGTCCCCGTCCGTATGATTCTTGAGCAACATGTAAAAGAAGATTGTGGTGGTCGTATCCCCACAGTGCAGGATTGGTTCGAGAACATGACCATGAAAGTATGGATGAATCGTGGATATACAGTAGACAAAGAGCAAGCAGACCTATCATCAACACATCAACCAACCACACAAGGAGCATGACATGCATTGGAACCACAGAGTAATCAAAACTGACATCGAGTTTGAATCAGACGGAGAGATTGTAAAAGAGTCTTACTTCCAGTTCGCTGAAGTATATTACAATAGCAAAACTAACGAACCATACGCACACTGCGAGCCACACATGACTGGCGACACAATCGAAGAGTTACAAGGTATGGTAGAACGGTTAAGCAAAGCATTAAAACAACCAGTCTTAGCAGAAGAAGACTTTACAGGAACGTATGACGGTGAGGAGGATGAAGATTAATGGCATACAAAAAGAAACCGCCAGTGGAAGAAAGTTTAGAACAGTGGCACAAACGCATGAAATCTTTTATTAACGTAACAGGAGAAGGAGGCATGTCCCTCGAAGAAATTTCGGTGGTTTTAGGATGCAGTAGGGAACGAGTTAGGCAGATCGAAGCAGAAGCACTAAGGAAGTTAAGAAAAAGATTATCACGACTAGATATCAAAGAATACAGAGATATCTCAGTAGATACACATGGCACATCAGATACATTTAACCCCAACATAGACTAAGAAAGGTAACACACATGAAATACTCAGATATCAAAGAATCAATTGTTTCACAGTTCAGCAGTTCACATGGTCGTAAGCATCCAGCGTTTCTATTACTCGGTGCTCCAGGTGGTGGTAAGTCAGACTTAGCCCGTGACATCGGTCGTGAACTTAAATTCGAAAAGGTTATTGAGTTTAATGCATCACTCCGTGACCCAGTAGATCTGTTAGGTACACCATCCAATGCAGGTGAGACTACACGGTGGAAGAAGCCCGATGACCTAGCGCAGTTGGAGTATGGTCGTAATCTTCTAGTTATCGAGGAGTTGACTGACTGTTCACCGCAGATGCAGAATGCGTGTTGTGGTCTTATTTACGACGGCAGAGTTGGGGAATTGAACCTATCATCAGAGACCTACGTCATCGCCAGTGGTAATCGTACAGAAGATAAGTCGGGTGCTTACAGACTATCAACCAAACTTGCCAACCGCATGCGTATCCTTGACTTCGATGTCTCATTAGACGACTGGTGTGACTGGGCGATCGACAACTTGCCCGATGATACTGTTGCTAAGGTAGTGTCGTTCTTACGATTCAAACCTGACTTACTCAGTGCCTTCGATGCCAATGCTAGAGTATCTCCAACCCCTAGAGCGTGGGCTCGTGCCGCACAGATTCCATCGACACTTCGGTCTGACTTGTACTTTACCAATGTGGCAGGCGATGTTGGCGAGGGTGCGGCTGCTCCGTTCACTGCGTTCTGTAGACTGTTCGATGAGTTACCCAACCCTGACGAAATTATGATGCACCCTAGCAAGGCAGAAGTGCCGACCAAGATGGATGTGTTGTATGCGTTAACTGGTGCGTTGGCTCACCGTATCAATAAGGACAACTTCGATCGTGCTATCGAGTTCGTTAATCGTATGCCTCCAGAGTTCAACGTGATGTGTATCTCCGATGCCATGAAGCTCAAGCCAGAGATCAAGCAGACCAAAGCGTTCACACAGTGGGCAGTAAAGAACTCAAGCGTGTTGTTCTAAGAAAGGTATCGAGATGACTGACGAACAGGAAATAGTTAAAGCAGTAAGCAGTCGTCTCGATGGAGAACCTAGACGGTTTAGGATGTACGCAGCACAGACCATTTACTACTCCGTTGAGATAGATGCATACAGTAAAGAAGAAGCACACGAGAAGTATAACGATATGGAAGTTGACTACAACAATATATGTGAAGAAGGAGAAACATTTCATACACATACTACAGAAGTAATTAAGACTGGCAAGAGAGATGCAGCAGGAGTAGTAACTTACGGATGGGAAGAAGAAATAACCTTATGGGAGAGAGAGAGTAATGGATAAATTAGAATTGATGCAGAAATTTATAGAAGGAGTAATTGAGGCAGAGTATGACAAGTTTTTAGAAGAACAGGGTTATCAACATAGCCCTGAAATAATGGAGGCATTCTGTATAGGATATAGCAAAGGTATGATTGCGATGAATAATTTAATCGAACAAAAAATCATAGTTAAGGGGGAGTAAATGGATATATCCATATCAGTAGCAGAGATATTCTTAGGGCTATATGCAGTAGCCATGACGTATCTGTGGCACCAAGAGAAAGAGAATAGCAAAGATGAAGCAACATTTATAGCACAAGTATTCCTTGATTTACATGACGGTAAGGCAACGATGGTAGTAAGAAATAACGATAATGACGGTAGAACTGTAACCATTAGACATAAGGATGCACTATGAACTTACCTACAAACAAAGCGATAGATTTATTAGAGAATTGGCTAGAGTCTGAAGAACAATACGCTGATTCCGAAGAAGAATTGCAAGAGGTGAAAGATGTTGATGAAGCATTGCGAACCCTTAAAGATATACAAATAATGAAACAGAAAGATGTTATCAAACTCAAACTAAACAAGGATGCACTATGAATGTATACATAGCAATATACAAAGGTAAAAGAGTAGAGGTATGTGCGACTACCAGTTATCAAGCACAGAAGATTGCCGCAAAAGAATTCAAGGCGAAGAAACAATACGAGGTAGATGTATATCTAGCTGAGAAAGACGGGTTTTCAGTTACTCAAACAATCACTAACTAATAGGATGCACTATGAAACAACTAAACGAGAAGGCGATGCTTGTTAAACTTACCATGCGTAAGGCGAACTTAACCAAGCGAGATGCAGTAGCAGAGGCAATCATTCAGAATCAGATGGACGACACAAGTCTTATAGTCAACAGTAAGTTGTTCAGAGACCCCAACAACCCGATCAACCGTATCATGCAAGAACACTCAAGTATCTATATCTTCCACAAGAAGAACACATTGGGGTACATCGACAAGGGTCCCAGGATCCTCCCGAACAACAACTATATGGAATATACACATGAGATGCGTCAGCGTATTAACTATGTAGACTCACTGCTCGACAAGGAGATGCCTAACTACAACAACTATGTACAACTTGATATCATGTATCGCTCAAAGAATCAGGTCACATCGAGAGCAAAGGTAGAGGACTATCCAACAGCAGAGGAGTTCCGTAGTTGCATGGGTTATTCATTACGCTTCGCTCCACTACCAGACCAGAGTCACTTCCTATATGACCTAAGTGAGGAAGATAAGTTGGGCTTCCAAGAGTCTATCAAGGAAGCTGGTAAGGTAGCACGACGTGACACTGTAATGAGTATGCTTGAGCCACTTAATAAGTTAGTAGCCAAGTTGAGTATAGAGATCGGAGAGAAGGAATCAGTGTTTAGGAACAGTGCCATCGAGAATGTATTGGATGGACTAGAGCGAGCAAGGAAGTTAAATATCGATGATGACCCTGCGTTAGATGAGGCAATCAAGAACCTATCATCAGCCATCGTAGTATTTGATCAGCACAAGGACTCACTCAGAGAATCACCAGTTGTTAGGGAATCAGCCCACAAGAAGTTAGAAGCCATCGCCAACAAAATGAAAGGACTAATGTGACCGATGAAGAGATAACAGATAGAGTTTTATTCCGCATGGAAGGTACGAGAACGATTGTTCTAGACTATTTTAAAGTTGAATATTACGACCATAAAGATGATGCAGATGTAAAAAGCGGGTATGTAGGAGTTATTAGAGGAGGATATCAATCATGGATGGATGATACGGAAGACTATTATCAAGGTGATGTCCATTACATAATCGATAGTAAGGAGGAACTTGAATCATTAGAAATTGGAAAGTCTTTTACTTGTGATGGTGACTGGGACATCTTAGTAAGTATCGACTACAACATCAATCACACAGGAATATTTGAATACACATACGAGGATATATACAATGAAGACAGTGAGTAAGTTGGACAAAGCAAAAGTAGCCATCGGCTTAGACCATCCGTTCTTTGCCAGTATTTTATACAAACGACCCCTTGTTGCACGTAAGGATATACCGACACTAGCAGTCAACGCACGAGGTACTATCTACTACAACCCAGACTTTATTGAGTCATTAACTGTGCCACAGATTGTATGGGGCTTAGCCCACGAGGTAGGTCATGTCATTGCACAACATGCTACAAGACGAGGTCAGCGTGACCATGGTAAGTGGAACTATGCAGGTGATGCATGGATTAACGACACACTAGATACATGTAATGTTGGTGAGCGTATACCTAAGACTGTCAACCTACCTGGCTCTAAGGACAAGACTACTGATCAAATCTACAATGAGTTACCAGACAATGACGGAGATGGTGATGGTGAAGGAGAAGGTGAAGGTGGTGGCGGTAATAACCCTATGGACGGTGACGGTATGGGTAGCGATGTACTAGACGAGGGCGGTCCGCTTAGTGAGTCCGAGATCAAAGAGATAGAAGCACAGACCAAGGTAGATGTAGCAGAAGCCGCTCAGGTAGCCAAGGCTAGAGGTAACTTACCCGCTGCGTTAGCAGATTTTGTTGCAGACTTTATCAATGTCAAGACTCCTTGGTATGATATCCTTGAGCGTTATATGGTCGACATGACTAGCAGTGATTACAGTTGGGCAAGACCTAATCGTAGGTTTATTGGTCAGGGTATGTACATGCCTAGTACTGCTCGGTCGCCATCAATGGGCGAAGTTGTATATCAGATAGATGTGTCTGGTTCAGTGTCTCATAAGGAGATTGAGTACTACAACGGACATATCAAGAAGATTACCGAGCAGTGCACACCAGAGAAGGTTCATGTCATCTATACCGATACACAGGTTATCAAGCATGAGATATTCGAGAAGGGTGAGGAGGTCAATATCAACTTCTACTCAGGTGGTGGTACATGTATGGAGGCAGGCTTTGACTATCTTGAGAAAGCAGGTATTAACCCATGCGTAGTTGTTACACTTACCGATGCGTATGATTCATATACTCAAGCTCCCGACTTCCCAACAGTATGGTGTGTTAGTTCCGATGAGACCCCTCCGTACGGTGAAGTAGTTCGTTTTGAATTGGAGTAATGATGAGCAGATTCCCGTCCCGTGAAGAGTTAGAAGATGGAATAAGAGATGAGTACCAAGAAAAAATAAATCAACTTGAAGAGGAGGCAGTTGAGTTACTAAAAGAAATAGATGCACTCAAACATGAAGTAGATGTGGCAGAAGCAGAGACAGAAAGGGAGTGGTTAAAAAAGCAGAAATGGAAAAAGGTGTTCTCAAACTACCACAGCCTTAGAAAAATAATAGAAAGAGAATATCCTGGTGTAATTGAATCAGCAATGGTAATTAAAAGATTGGAGGGAACAACATGAGTAATCAGTTAGGTCTTGAAGTTAAGAAATTAAATGACGAGATCGGTAGACTAAGATACGCACTACAAAAGGAGTTAGAAATAACACAAGACCTTAGAAATCATGCTGATAAAACCAAAATAAAAATTGCGGAATTAACACATCGAAATGATTTCTATAGACAAAAATGTATAGAACATGAGCGTCTTGAAGAGTGGATAAGTACTAATCACCTAGATATACTTACGACTTATCGTGTAATTAACAGACTGGAACATAATGAGGGAACAAAATGAACTACGAATTACAAAGAATAATCAAGGTAGCAAACAACGCTCAGATCAATATCAACTTAGGTAAGATGGGTAAGGTAACTAAGAATAGATTGATCAAAGCATTTGAAGTAGGGTATCTAACTTCAACCAGTGGCGAGGCGGCTCTGTATCACGACATCCTAGCAAAACATACAAACATACCTATCATGCAGTTCTCTAAGAAAGGTACTTACTGGACATATCTATACTATAGAAACATGGACTCTTCGGGTTTACCCGAATTATCAGATTGGTGGAAAACTGATAGAGTGATGTACAGGATAGAAAAACCAGAAGAATATGCCAAGTGGGAAAGAGAAAAAGGGTATTACCACAGAGAATTTTTAACAGAGCCTACTTGGGAAGGAGATGACTCAGTAAGAATATTATCAGGTAAAGATGTAAAACGGTTTGACATAGCAGCACAGGGGTTTATAAGCACAGAAAGTTATCAACAGAAAAAAGAAGAAGTCTTAAGCATGATTAAAGACGAGCACATTATTACTTTTAACTATGAATTTAAATAAACTTAACTAACAAAAAGGGAAACAACTATGGCATACGTAGCAATCAGCGGTGATTTAATCACACGAGTAGAATCAAAGATTAACGGTATGAGAAACAAGGAGTTAAATACTATTGGTGAGAAACCAGACAAAGGGTTTGATGAGAACTCTGAGTACTTGTTAGGTCTTTTGTGGGGCGAACATATACACTTAAAAGATATACTGCCAGAAAGTTTTATAACTAAGTATAATTCTTTGATTGTGCAAACCCCGCATAGTACATCACGGACTTATATATACACAAAAGGTTATATAAAAATGCCCCCAAAAGCATCAAACTATATCGAAAATGTAGACTGGGAGCATCCTGAGTTTGCAGAGTTTAAGAAGTGGTTAGATACAGAGCATGAGATAGAAACTCGTTGGTATAAAACAAGAAGCGATGTTAAAGGCTTCCTACAAAAGTGTAAGTCACTTAATGAAGCAGTCAAGCTATGGCCTGATGTAGAAGCATATATAGACTGGGCTGATATAAGTAGACTGAATACCAAAAAGGAGAAGTCAGAGAAAACCAATGCAGCAATGGAAGCACTCAAGTCTTTAGATACCGATGCGTTGACTGCCAATGCGGTGATTGCAAGAATGTCAGGAGCGTAATTTGGATTTAGATAGAAAGTTCTGTTCTAACTGTCAGAAGTATTACACGCTAGACAGAATTAAATTAGTTACGTTACTTAATAAATCAAAACAAAGGAGGTGGAAATGTATGAATTGTATAGAAAGAAAATCAGTAACATCCTTCGGGAAAGGAACAACCTAATAAAAAATATTGCTTTAGGAAGTATAGTTTCTGTACTTACATTTTTACTTATCTTATCTTTAGAAAAAACTAAACCAATAAAACTAGATAAGAAAGATTGTTGGATTGCAGAGATAAGCCCTGACTTTACAACTAAGGAGAAAGAGTTATGCAGAGAACTAAGGAGAAAGAAATGACGATTGTATCGGAAGGAATTTTAGGAATGCCTTATGAAATTGCAATGAGTAATGAGATGTCGAGGAAACAATTTTTTAATGCGGTACAAGAAATTAATAATTTAAAAAAACAAATTACTCAATTATCTGTTTCTCGTGAGCCAAAGATAGGAGATCGAGTCATTTTGCTTGATGATGAATCAGAAGGGATTATTGAAAGTTTATCTATTGCTGGCGGTCCAAGAATTAGCTTTGATGATGGATGTTATGGAAATTACACCAGAGTTGAATTAATTACCTTGTTTGCCTATAAAGAAAGCGAAAGGTAAATAATGACTTTAAAAGAATTAGATGAATTATTGAGAGAAAACCCAAATCTTATTATTTCATTGCAAAATAAAGTTGAAGAACAAGAAAAAGAAATTGCACAATTAAAAGATTTATTAGGCATTCAAACATCTTCTGCTGACTTAAACATTAAAGCAGTTAATAAAATTAAAAAACAAGCACAAGAAATTGAACAATTAAAAAGTAAAGTTCAATATTGGAAAGCGAGAGAAAAATGAAAGTGTATGTAATTTGTGTAGTAATAGCAATATCAATGAGTAGTTTAATTATTTTTTTAAATGAGTTAACGAGGAAAAGTATATGTTATTAACATTAGAGCAGAAAGAATTATTAAAGAGATCGTCGTCTGGATTAACTGGTGAGCAGTTTGATAGATTGTCAAAAGAAGAAGCTGATATCTATGTAGATAGATTAAATGAAGCGATTAAAAGTATTCAAGCACAGAACCCAAGTGCATTTATTTTTGAGTATGCGAAGAACAAGCAAGTAGATATTGTGACAGAATGCAAGAAAAGAAAATTCTATGATGCACCAGCTGGTAAAGGTTCGTATGCATCAGCAGAAAAGTATCGTATTAGATACCCTAAAGCACACAACATTTCAACGGGGGTTAAATGAAAAGAACTAAACAAGAAGCACCAGACTACCTAAATCCTAAATGGAAATACACACCATCGCTGTCAACAAACATAATGGCTAAGTTCAAAACATTAGGATGGATTCCACCAAGTGAAAAAGAAATGCATCATCAGAAGCGTAAGGGTTAATACTTATTGCATCAATTTTTAATAGCAGTTACCATATACACACAACCAACAAAGGAAATAAAATGACTGAAATGCCAAAACAAGTAGAAGACTTAGTAACTGATTTAGAAGACATGATGGAGACCGCAGCAGCAGTACACGGAGAACAATTTGCAAACTTTGCTGCATATCTAATGAATTCAAAAAGCGTAATGAAGTTAATGGCTATAGCAATAGATATGTCGATCCAAGAAGGTAAGAATATATTAGCAAACGAGAAAAATCCTATTGTTGATGCAATGACATCATTGATGGCATCTAATGCAAAGCGTTGTGCCGAAGCAGCGAAACTCACAGAAGAGCAAATGGCAGAAGTCTTTAAGTTTACAAATGCTTTAGCCAAGAAAACTAAAACAGTAATGAACACATTAGGTAAGGAGGAAGAATGAGTATAGGAGACGTTAATAGCACAGAGAAAGGTAGTGGAGCTCGATACAATGACAACAAGGCTGATTTAAGTCTAATACCATTGTGTACTTTAGAAGACGAAGCTCGTGTCTGGATGTACGGTAAGGAGAAGTACGCTGCATGGAATTGGGCTAAGGGTATGAACTGGTCTGTTCCGTATGCTTGTGCGATGAGACACCTTGCTGCATGGCAGAGTGGAGAAGATATAGACCCCGAATCAGGTCAACCCCACCTAGCGCATGTCATGTGCAATGTACGAATGCTTACTTTATACAGTAAGACTTACCCCGAAGGGGATGATCGACCACCAAAGGAGTTAATGCCATGAAGAAACTTAGAGTAAGATACACACCAAGAACAGAATGGTATGTAGTTGAAGAAAAAAGATGGTTTGGTAAATGGAAATTTTTAGACGCATTCCATGACAAAGACCGTGCGATTAAGTTTGCTGAAGAATATATAGATCCGACAATAATTTGGGAGAGTAAAGATGATTGATGAAAGAGAAAATCTTAAAAACGATTTAGAAGAAGTATTAAATTCATACGTTACTACACTTGGTGTTCACAGTATTCTTGGTGAGTTATACCCTTTGTTAAAACATACCGAATTTAAGTATGCCCTTATGCTTAGGGATTTTTATCTAACAAAAGAAAAAGCAGATGCACCGCCCATGCGTGAATTGACGGATGAAGAAATTGCACATGAGTTAGAAAAATTTATATCCAATGGTGGAAGTGAGTTTGATATGTGGGGTTGGACTAAAGCAATATTAAAGAGAGTCAAGGTAAAAAATGAGTCAGACTAGACTAGGTAGTTTCATTGAAGCATGTATCAATATTTTGATTGGATTTAGCATTAACTTTGGGATGAACCTAGTCATCTTGCCACTGTTCGGGTTTCATATATCTTTAGAGAATAACTTTTATATGGGCTTGCTATACACAGGAGTTTCGATTATTCGTAGTTACATTATTAGACGATGGTTCAATAGTATGATCCACAACACGGCAGTAAAACTTGGAGGTAACTAATGGGTAAACTACCTAAGAAGCAAAAGAAAAAAGAAAGCATCCTTTACTGGGATATACTTCAGTTGTTTAATTATCATTTTGGGTTTTGTCCTGACGAAGAAACATGGGTGTCATATTGGGATAACTTAAAGATGAAGAAGGGGGTTTGTAGACCAGAGTACCCTAGTTCATTTGGGGCAACTACATTCTATGATGACAAAGACATAGTGTCAGATGGTATTAATAGAGCTCTTGTTACAGTTGTTGCACCCCCTGATATAACACCAGAAATTCTAGCAAGTATTATGGCACATGAAGCTACACACATAGTACAGGATGTTGCTGAAAAAATAGGTGAAGAAAAATTTAGTAATGAAGTAGAAGCTTACATGATTCAATATATAACCCATGGATTGTTGTGTATGTATAAGGAGGCACATAATGCCTGATTTAATTACACTAGATTTTGAAACATACTATGACAAAGATTACTCCCTATCTAAAATTACGACTGAGCAGTATATTCGTGATGGGCAGTTTGAAGTAATTGGTGTCGGCATTAAAGTAAATGATGGTGTTACTACATGGTTCTCAGGTACTAAGCAACAAATTCAAAGTGAGCTTGATACATATGATATCCCCAACAACATTCTTCTTTGCCATCATACAGCTTTTGATGGTGCTATCCTCGCTTGGCATTTTGGTATTTACCCTAAATATTATTTGGATACTCTATCAATGGTACGACCCATTACTGGTCAGTCTGTGGGCGGTTCTCTGGCTAAGGCTGCAACTTACTTCGGACTAGGTAAAAAGGGTACTGAGGTAGTCAAGGCTATCGGTAAGCGTAGAATCAATTTTCAGTTTAGTGAATTGCATGAGTATGGTAACTACTGTAAGAACGATGTCGAGTTGACTTATGCATTGTTCAAAAAGCTACAACCGTTATCTACCAAGAAGGAAATGTATATCATCGACATGATGATTAGAATGTACACGGATCCTGTATTACATTTAAATAAGGAAGTACTGCTTAAACACCTCATTAATGTACAGGATAAAAAGCAAGAGTTGATGGATCAGATTGATGCAGAAATAGGAAGGGAGAACCTATCATCAAACCCTAAATTTGCTGAGGTATTAAGGAACTTAGGTGTAGAACCCCCAATTAAAATATCCCCTGCTACTGGAAAGGAAACCTATGCGTTTGGGAAAACAGATGTTGCGTTTAAAGCCTTACTTGAACATGAAGACGAAAAGGTGCAAGCGGTGGTTTCAGCGAGATTTGGCATTAAGTCCACACTCGAAGAGACTAGGACGGAGGCATTCATTAAGATCAGTGAAAGAGGAACACTCCCAATTCTACTTAACTACTATGGGGCGCATACTGGTAGGGCATCAGGTGGGGACAAGGTCAATTTACAAAATCTCCCACGGGGCGGTGAGTTACGTCAAGCAATTACAGCGCCCCCGCAACATAAACTTGTGGCAGTTGATTCATCGCAAATTGAAGCCCGTGTTGTCGCATGGCTCGCAGGAGAGACAGAGTTACTACAAGCGTTCTCGGAAGGTAGAGATATTTACTCAGAATTTGCTACGGAAGTATACGAGAAGCCTGTCACTAAAGCTGATAAGGTTGAACGCTTCGTCGGCAAAACTTGTATTCTCGGATTGGGATATGGGATGGGGAAAGACAAGTTCAAGACAACACTCAAAGTTGGGCAAGGAGGAGTGTCAGCAGACATTGATATCGTTCAGGCAGAGAAGGTTGTACACCTTTATAGGAATAAATACTCTGCAATCGCTCAACTCTGGAAAGAAGGGGACAAGGCGCTTGATGCCATCCAAAGGGGGTACGATTTCAAATTGGGGTCAATAGGGATTCTTTGTAATGCTGATGGTGTTCACCTACCAAACGGTATGAAGGTGCAGTATAAAAATTTACGCAGAGGTGCAGATGGTTATGAGTACGATGCACGATATGGGTCAGTCAAGATCTATGGCGGTAAGTTAATCGAGAATGTTGTACAAGCGCTTGCTAGGATTGTTGTATTTGATCAGATGGCACAGATAGATCAGAAGATGCGAGAGTTTGATAGAACAGAGAATAGGTTTAAAGTAGTTCTTACTGTACATGATGAGGTAGTGGTTGTATGTCCCCAGCAGGCTGAGCAGCGAGTTCTTGACTACATGGTTAAGGTTATGTCACAAGCACCGAAGTGGGCACCTGATTTACCAGTAGCATGTGAAGGTGCAAGCGGAGACAGTTATGCAGACTGTAAGTAACTTGATACCTAGGGTTTTCCCTAATATGAAGTTCGTGATATACTGTCTGTATCGCAGACACACCCCTCCGAGTTATCGGTTTGGGGTTTAACCACATGGAGAAAAAATGCCGATACCCTCATGGACTTACTCACAGTTAGAAAAATTCGAAACATGTCCCAAGCAGTTCTATCATGTGAGAGTAGCACGAGATGTTTCAGAACCACCAACGGAGCATATCAAGTGGGGTGAGGTAGTTCATAAAGCCATGGAAGAAAGAGTAATGAATGGCACTGCATTACCTGAGGGGATGGAGCATTGGGAAAGTATTGCATCGAAGTTGGCGAACCTGCCAGGTGAGAAGTATGCAGAGTATAAGATGAACATTGATAAATCATTTAATAAATCTAGCTGGAGAGAAGCATGGTCTAGAGGTATTGCCGATTTGCTAGTGGTCAACGGAGACAAGGCTGCGGTGTTTGATCATAAAACTGGTAAGAGAAAAGTAACTGAGCAGATCATGTTGTACGCAGGTTATACGTTCGCAGAGTTCCCAGAGGTAGATGAAGTCACTACAGTGTTTGTTTGGCTCAAAGAAAAGAAGTTAGACAAAGAAGTATTTACTAGAGCCGATGTACCGAAGATATGGAATGAGTTCTTACCTAGAGTTACTAAGTTAGAGAAAGCATACGAGACAGACAAATGGCCTGCTAGACCAAGTGGGTTATGTAATGGTTGGTGCCCCGTTAAGTCATGCACATATTACAAGGATAAAAAGTAATGAACGCTCAACAGAGACGTTATTCAAAGCGTAATAAAAAACGCAAGTTAGGAAAGTATTTAGAAGTAGTAAAAGTTATTGCTCGTTTAGAATCATTTGATTTAATTGATTTCTATTCAGACGAAGAACTGTTTAATCTTTTCTCTCGAAATATAACTTTTACTGGATATCCTCAACCACCAGTTTACTGGTACAAAAAATGGGAGCGTTGCTAATGGCACAAACACCAGAAGGTAAAGTTAAAGACGCTATCAAAAAAATACTTAATGAAAACGACATATGGTACTTTATGCCTGCTGCAAATGGGTTTGGTAAAGTAGGTGTACCTGATTTTATATGTTGCTGGGGCGGTAAATTTTTAGCGATAGAAGCAAAAGCTAAGGGTAAACGAGAATACACAACTGCAAATCAGAACATTAGAATAGAAGAAATAAGACACGCAGATGGATGGGCAATAGTAGTAGATGATGTTAAACAACTAGAGGAGTTTATAGATGAACAAAGGCGGTAAGACCAAAGCAGAGTATGACAAGGCATACGAATCAACACCCGAACAAAAGAAAAAGAGGGCTATGCGTAACCAAGCTAGACGAGAAGCAATCAAAGACGGCAAAGTTACCAAGGGTGATGGTAAAGATGTAGACCATAAGAAGATGTTAGACAGTGGTGGTACAAATAGCAAGAGCAACTTAAGGGTAGTTGATGAAACAACTAACAGAGGGTGGCGCAAAAACAATGGCAAAAATTACGGGTAATCAGATTCATGCCGTACTAAATAAAGGAATAACAATTCCACCTATTGAATTACTTGGAGCCAAACTTTCTAATATTATTGCTATTGCTTCTGGGTATGATGCAACTACTCTTGAATTAACTTTGAGATGGAAAACACATACAAATATAATACATAGTTATAAAATGCCAGAACGAGAGTTAACAGATGATGAAATAATTACAATACTTGCCGTAATAAGGATGAGCTAATGGCTACGATACACACGGAGAAAAAAGCAGTTATATTCAAACTAAAAGAACCATCAAGAATCACAACAGTAATACCCACAGCAAAGTTAGTTAAGCACAACGGTGATATATTAGTTGCCGTACCACACCGACCAGACGAAACAAAGGTACTACAAAACTTAGGATTTAATGTCCCTGCACCCATGAAGTATTATTACGACTGGCCTGGAAGGTTCAAGCCGTTTGAAGCACAGATAGAAACTGCTTCTTTTTTATCTATGAATGATCGTGCGTTTTGTCTGAACAGTATGGGGCTTGGTAAAACAGTCACGTCATTGTGGGCATATGACTACATGAAGAAAGCTAAGCAAGTAAATAAAGTATTGATTGTATGTCCGCTATCCACTATGGAGAGAACTTGGGCTGATGAGATATTTAAAACCTTTCCGCATTTAACTGCAACAGTGTTGTACGGTACAAGGGCTAAGCGGAAGAAATTACTCAATGAAGATGTTGATGTATTTATTATTAACACAGACGGAATTAAAACAGTTAAAGACGAGTTAAAAACTAGGAAAGACATTGACCTTATTATTGTTGACGAGATTGCCATGTTTAGAAACCAGTCGACAGATCGATGGAAGATACTGAACGAAATATGCAACAAGCAGACTGCAAGGCGAGTATGGGGACTAACTGGTATGCCAACCCCTAACGAACCTACTGATGCTTGGGCTCAGTGCCGACTAGTCGTGCCTGCTAATGAGAATGTCCCAAAGTATTTTGGTAAGTTCCGTGATATGACGATGAAACAACTTACGCAATTCAAGTGGGTAGCAAAACCTAATGCTAACGATGTAGTAATGAACTCTATGCAACCTGCAATTCGTTATGCTCTTGATGATTGTATTGACTTACCAGAACAGATTCACTTAACCAAACATGCAGAGATGAGTCCAGAACAAGAGAAGGCATACAAGGATATGATATCCAAGTTAAAAACAGAGTTCGATGGCGGAGAAATATTAGCAGTTAATGAAGCAGTTAAATCCAACAAGCTTGTGCAGATTGCCTGTGGAGTAGCCTACGACAAACAAGGGCAGAATGTTTTTATACCTACACCCGAAAGAATTCAAGTACTTAAAGAAACTATCGAGCAGTCTGAAGGTAAAGTAATTATCTTTGTACCACTTACTGGTGTACTTGAGATGCTGCAGCGTGAACTTGAAGAGTTATGGTCGGTGTCGGTCGTGCACGGTGGTGTAAATAAAAGAGACAGAGATGATATCTTTGGTAGCTTTCAAAAACATAAAGACCCACACATACTCATTGCTAACCCAACAACCATGTCTCACGGGTTAACCCTAACTGCGGCAACAAATATTATATGGTATGCTCCTATTCACTCGAACGATATTTATGGACAAGCGAATGCTCGTGTCAGAAGACCTGGGCAGAAAAAGACTACAGTTATCGTACACATTGAAGGCTCAGAAGTAGAAAGACGGATATACTCTCGTCTCAAAAACAGAGAAAAGATGCAGGGTGTTTTATTAGACTTAATGAAAGAGGAATAATTATGAAAAAATAATTGACAGAAAATACTAAAGTAGTAAACTTAACTTCCCACGGAGAAAAATAAATGACAATAGCTGAGTTAGTAGAAAAGTATATACAATGTAGAGACAAGAAGTCAGAATATAAAGCAGAGTACGATCTCAAGGTTGCCAAGGTAGAAGAAGCCATGGACAAAATCGAAAACAAATTCCTAGAAGTATTTGCATCAACAGGTATGGAATCTATCCGTACAGAGTTTGGTACGGCATTTGCATCATCAAGAACAAGTTGTACAGTAGCAGATAAAGAAGTATTTATGGATTATGTAATAAAAAATCAGGAATGGCCTTTGTTAGAGGTTAAACCTGCAAAGAAAGCTGTTGAAGAATTTAAAACAGCAACAGACGAACTACCCCCAGGACTTAACTGGACAGTAGAGCGTGTAGTAAGTGTAAGAAGATCTTAATCAACCAACGGAGCATTTTAAAAAATTATGAGTTCAATTATTCCATTTGAAGGTTCGAAGTTACCTGCGTATTTGAAAAACTTTAATGTATCAGAATTAAACGATGACTTAACTGCACACAGTGGTGGCGGTGGTTTCCCAATTATTAGTATTAAAGGTAAAAACTTTACAGTTGTTAGAGACAAAGAGCGTCATATTATCCCTAACCCGAAAGATCCAGAGAGCCCAGCTACGTCAATTGACATGGTAATTATTAAGGCAAATAAGGGTACTTCTAAAGTGTTTTACATTAACGGTTACTCTGAAGGTGCTGAGAATACAAAGCCAGATTGTTTTTCCCCGATGGGCGACAAGCCCGATGCAAGTTCAACAAGCCCACAGTCTAAAGCATGTGCTACATGTCCTAATAATGCATGGGGTTCTAAGATTGGTGAGAACGGTGGTAAGGGTAAGGCATGCCAAGATACAGTTCGTTTAGCAGTAGCAACAGTTGATCAGATCAACGATCCATATTTAATTCGTGTACCGCCTGCATCAATTCGTGCTCTTGCTGAGTACGGTTCTATGCTCAAGAAGCGTGGTGTAGGATACAACATGGTAGCAACAAAGATTGGATTCGATATTGAATCACCAACTCCAAAGCTGACTTTTAAACCAGTTGGTATGCTTGATGATGGTGGGTATGCACAAGTACAAGAAATGCTTGAGTCAGATATTGTTACTAGCATTATTGGTTCTGTATTTGAAGTTGCTGCGCCACTAGTAGAAGATGAGACGCAGACAGAAGTTGAACAACCTCCAGTAATTGCTCCTCCGAAGATTGCCACAAAGAAAGCTCCAGAAGTTAAGAAAGTCCCCGAAGTTGTTGAGAAACAGCAGATGGAAGTTGACTTAGACTTGAGCGGATTAAGTTTTGACGATTGACCTCTTGCAGATGGGTGGGGCTTAGAGCCCCTATATTCCTTCCCCTGATTTAGGGTATAGTCCTAACGTCAAGGAAAATTTGCTAAGGACGTGACCGTGGCGAGAGTGCCACAATAAATTTACGGAGAGTATATGAGTACAATAAAAATTGATGAGCGTAAAGTTGCAGGTGTTGTAAAAGCAGGACTGACATTAGTAGCAGACAAAGGGTTTGCAAGAGCAGAGATTATTATTGGTCTAGCAGAATTGCTAGGTCGTTTAATTGTTGAATCATCAGAGAGCAGTATTCAAGCAGAAGAGCTTGCTAAGATTGCACATAATCATACAGATATATCTATCCAAATTGGTCTACGGGCATTAAACAAAACAATCGCTGGAGTTTGATATGGATACGCTTGGATTTTTAGAAGCGATTCTACCTCCCACGGGGGTTTATTACATTGCTTTGATTGACAGAGCTACGGGTCGAGTTGCACATAAACACTACACTAATTTACAGGATATGGCTGACGGTGTTGTTTCATACGACAGTTCTGGTAAATACGGTGTGTATCATGCTTGTTCATCATTCAAAGAGCCCAATGTGGTAGGTGATGACGGTAAGAAGAAATACCGTGTTAATTCTAATTGGGGTAGTGCAAAAGCATTATGGATTGATTTAGATTGTGGTGAAGATAAGGCTGCAAAGGGTGAAGGGTACCTTACCAAGAAAGATGCAGCGGTTGCTATAACGAAGTTTTGTACCGAAAACAGTTTTCCTAAGCCAATGTTTGTTGATTCTGGTAATGGAGTTCATTGTTACTGGCCTTTTACTAAAGCTATTAAAGCAGAGTCATGGGTTAAGTTAGCCAATGTTTTTAAGTATGTTTTGGCACATCATGGTGTATTGGCAGACCCGACTTGTACTGCTGATTTTGCAAGGATACTTAGACCTATTGGTTCCACGAACCGTAAGAAAACAGATAAGCCTGTCCTATGCAAGACTACTGTCGAACCAATCGACCCAGTTGTCATTAAAGATTTACTCGTAGGCCTTGCGAAAGCAGGCAATATTGTAGTGGCACCTCAAAGAGTAGCACCAGTATCAGACATCAACGATGACCTAACTGCACATCTACCACCCTCTATCCCTACCTTTGCTGAAGAAGTTGCTAACCATTGTAATCAAGTTGCCATGATGAGAGATACACAAGGCGATGTAAATTACGAACACTGGAGAGGTGTGATTGGCATCATTAAATTCTGTGAAGAGGGTATTGACCTAGCATACAAGTGGAGTGAGAAGAGAGAAGAAACAGGTCATTCACAAAATGATACTGACGTTAGATACAATACTTGGTCTTCGGGACCAGCGACATGCGAGTTCTTTGCTAAGTGTAACCCTAGTGGGTGTGTAGGTTGTCCTAAGAAGGGCCTTATAATTACACCGCATGTACTCGGTAGAAAAGAACCCGAAACTAAGATAGAAACAGTAGAAGCATTGCAGGGTGAAGAAAAGATCCAAGTACAAATTCCAGAATTACCTAGGGGTTATGGGCATGAGAATAGCCGTATGGTTCGGTACATGAAAGACAAAGACAACATCATGCACTCGTTTGAGTTCTGTACTAATATTTTTTACCCACTATATAGAATTAAAACAGAAGATGGTACATACGCATTAGCACTGAGAGCCCATCTACCAGACGGAAGACTAAGAGAGTTTTCTATACCGACTAAGATTATTGCATCACCACAAAAATGTTTGGAGTCCTTAGCTGACTATGAAATACTATCAACGAATCACAAGGAGGCATCTATGCATTTGACAGCCTATTTAAAAGACAGTCTTGAAAAACTAAAAGCAGAAGCTGAAGAAATTAATACACTAACCGAGTTTGGTTGGCACAATAACATGCAGACCTTTTTAATTGGTGATCGACTATATCATAAGGATGGTACAGTTCGTAAAGTTTTACTTGGCGGGTTTGCCAGAGAGTATCAGAGTTTCTTTCCTGTACCAACAGGTACGGTTGAAGGCTACGCTACAGGATTAAATTATTTATATAACCGTACAGGCATGGAACCTTTGCAGTATGTAATCGGTTCGAGTTTTGGTTCTTTATTAACTCCGTTATGTGATCAAGACTATAAAGGTCTGATCATGGCTTTGATCGGTGGTAAGACTGCCAAGGGTAAGACTACTGTTTGTTGGTCGAGTCTGTATGCTTTTGGTAACGCAGATAAGATGACTACCAAGACAGAAAAGGGTGCAACAGAGAATGCTCGTTATGCTCAGATGGGTGCATTTAAAAACATACCACTCTTAATAGATGAACTTACTAACATTAGCAAAGAAGATTTTTCTAAACTAGCTTATGCAGTTGCAGCAGGTTCTGAGAAGGCTCGTCTGTATAGTAGTTCGAACAACGGTACAAAAGCTAAGAACGGTGGCGAGTGGCAAATGAATCCACTAGTTACTGCAAATACTGATCTTCATGGCCTGCTTGCGAGCCAGAAAGGTAATACAGAAGCTGAAGCAGTTCGTCTTATACAGATTAACATTGATACATATAAAGTACCTAAGATAGAAAGCATTAGCGAAGTTCAGTCTGCTAAGAAACAGATGCAGTTACATATGGGTGCGGCAGGAGATGTATATATCAGATACATAGTTGCTAACCTAGATGATGTCATAGCTAGAATGCAGAAGTGGGGCAGAAGGATTGAGTCTGCTGTATCTGATCCTAAGTATCGTTTTTATCGTCAGCATGCTATCTGTTCGTTTACTGCACTTGAGATAACAAATATGTTAGGTATTACAGAGTTTGATCTTGAGAAGTTATACCCAGTTGTTATTGACTTGATCGACACATTAGCCAAGACTATCCAAGAAGAAAACGTAATGACTCCAGAAGATGCACTAAGCGAGTTGATTAACGAAATGTCTCCAAGAATTATTTCTACTTATGGTTATGTTGATGCTCGTGAAAAGGCTATTGAGCAAATTAGAACACCGATTGGTGGTGCAGTAGGAAGATATGTTATTGGTTCACAACACGACAAGTCAGCAGAGTCTAAGAAGCTTGCAGGTAAATTATTCTTGGCAAAGAAAGAAGCTGATGCTTGGGCTAAAAACAAGAGATTATCTTTTAGAGAGATTGAGCAGTATGCACTAGATAATCGTATTATGATTCCAATGAACAAGAAGTTTACCATTGGTAAAGGTACGACAGTTCAGACTGGTAATGTAACCGTAGTTTGTATTGATATGGATAAGTTAGCCAGTATGACTGGAAACAATGTGTTCTTGACTGTACATAATAAAGAAGAACCTCAAGAACTTAAGAAAGCTGTATAATCAACCCGTTAACTCCGTGAAGTCCTTTATACCCCACCTAAGACGTGGGGTTTTTTATTAGCCATATTACAGTCCGTAGAAAACTGTTACGTTATACCCCGTAGGGAATGTTACATATAATCCTGTATTAAATAGTAATCCAGGGCCAGGTATTTGTACAGTATTAATATTATTAGCATTGCCTGGAACATCCACTTGGCATAATAAAGTGCCTGATGCAGATAAACCATCATAAAAATAAATTGTTCCCGCAGTAGAAGTACCTAAACAATTAACACTTTTTAGGTATCCCGCCCCTGTTACCAAGGTTGTAGCACTTGTACTTGTATGTGCTGATTTAACAACGACCTGTTCACTCATTTAACTTCTCCTTTAAATTAACGCTCTGTTATACCTGATGCCAAGCTTGGTTTTTTTACACCACCTTTTATGGCATTCTGTCTTTTTGTTTGCTCTTGCGGAGCTCTAAACAACTCTGAAATCGGCTGACGTTTCTCACCATTTCTAACTCTGGCAATCTGAGTCTGTTCCCACTTTTGTCTAATCTCTGCCATCGTTTCTGAATCACCCTCACGGAATGCCTTAACATAATCAGTCTTAAGATCAGTACTACGTTCTTTATAAAACTTATCAAATTGATACTCTGCATTACGAACAAACTGTTTATCAGTAATTGTGTTAGTCGGCAAACCTAAAGCTTGACTCATTACATCAAGTACACCAATGTCATCTGCTGATAATACTACGTCACCGTTTCTTTGAGCAATACCTTTGTTAGCTAATTCTACTGCTTTAAGTACATCAGCCATACCTTTAGGAGCAATTGCTTCTAACCCTTTGTAGTAATTACCTTGCATTATAAGCCCAATACCGTCAATTACTTTAGGTGCTAATCCACCAATAAATGGACCCATTGCAGCAGTTACTGCACGAGCATACCCATCACGAGTTAAATCAAGTTCTGTATATGGCAATAAAGATAACATCTGACCCATACCTAGCTTACCTGATAAATCAACCCCCGCAAGTTTCGGAATACCTTTTAGTAGTAAATCAGCAAGTGCATCATCACCTATCATCTTACGCAGTGTTGCTTCTGGATTATCAGGTTCGTCATCATCTCCAAACGCTTTACCAATAATCCATGCAATCGCAGCAAACCCAGGCATACCCATAAGTCCAGCCGCAGCAAATGTATGACCTAATGTAAACGCTAGTGCTTTTCTTCCTATTGCTCTCTCAGCTGGACTTGCACCTTTAAATGCTTGATGTCCTAATTTTGCAATCAAACTGATCTGAATTAACTGAAACTTTCTAAACTGAGTTATCAAACGACCAAACCCTTGACGAGTAAATCTTGGAGCGTTGAATCCCGAATAATCGCCATGTGTATCCAAAATAATCTGATCAGCATAAGCAACAGCTTTTTCTTGACTTGCACCCGCTTGTTTTTCTAAACGATACGCAGCTACTGCAGTTACTACACGGTTAATAGATTCAATATCCTGCGATATTTTACGAAGCTTTTCAACGGCAAGACTTGCTACATTCTTAGACTCATCAGATTTCCAACTCCCCAAGTCAGATTCCAAGCTAATATCAATACGGCCTGAATTAACTAATGTTTCAATGGCTTCTCTTACATCAGCTGGTAACTTAGCGTAACTCTTCTCATTCAAACCATCAGCAGCAATAATTGAACCAAGTTCTTTATATGCTTGTAGCATAGCTTTAAATGTCTTACCTTCACCGTGCTTACCTGCAATAACAGGCATAGACATCATAAACGGCTGAGTAGCATTTTGTAAGAAGTGAGCAGGACTACTGAGCAGCATCCACAATGAAGTTATGCCAAGTGCTTTATCCATAAGTGGGTTAGCTTGGTAGTTGAACCCCATTGAGTGACGTTTCATAAACTCATTGTAATACCTACGACGCTCGCCACGACCAGTTGTAGAGGCATCTGCTTCTTTTTTCATTTCACGAAGTTGATCGTATATCTTGTCAGTGTTATGTAATGAGGATATAAAGTGAGCATTAGCCTTACCTTGTGTAGCAAAAGAACGCATCATATCTTCTTCAGCACCTGCAATATTTCTACGGTGATTTTCTGATTGACGAGCAGAGTGTTGAGATAGCAATGAAAGTTTTAAATTTACTAACAGGCTGTCAACAGCTTTTTTAGCTTTGTCGCTTCCACCTTCAAATGAGTTATCTGCTAGTGTACGTAATCTTTCAAACACATCATTTACATCTTTACCACCGTACATGGCACGTTGAGCCATATCTTTTTCAAACGGTTCAACTAAAGCATACTTACCTTCTTGACTACGAGAAATCGCTTTAGCCTCTGCCCATGTCTCAGCAAACTGAACAAAATACTCATTACCATCTTTTTCTAATTTAGTAATAAGAGCACGATCATTTTGTTTCTCAGCTTCTAAATACGCATCTGATTTACCAACAACTACATAGTTACCAAAACGCTTTAATGGAGCATACGGAAGATTTGCTTGAATACCTAAAAGACTACGATACTCTCTTAACGCATCAGCTTTTTTCTTTTGTAAGTCAGCTACTTCTTTTTCGTTGCCTTCTTCAGCTTCTGCTTGTTTAATTAATGCATCATACTCTGTAGACACAGTTGTTTGGATAGACTGCTTCATATCTGTTAAGTCAGTAAACCCATGTTCAAATACTTTTTTAACTAAATCACCAGCTTTTTTGTCTTTGGCAATTAACGCATCAAGCTGTTTTTTCATTTCTGGGTCAATTGTTACAGGATCTTTAAGCCATGAAGGTTGATATGCCCACTTACCTTCCATAGTAGCTTTCATCAAGAACGCATTAATAGTTCCTGCTCCAGTACCCTTAACAGACTTATCTAAACTCTGATACTCAGTCAAAATCTCATCTACACGACGTTCACGCATAGTCTTAATAGCAGAACGCTCTTTCATCAAACGAACATACTCTACAACAGATGGAATGTACTTCTTAGCCACAGATGCCAAGTCTTCAGTAAACGAAGCCATTATTGCACCCTTTTTGGCTATGTCTTCAATCGTATCAAAGATAGCATGTACAGGACCTCTATACGCAGGGGGTAATGAATCAATTCTCTTTTGAGCACCTTCACGGATTGCACTAATTGGTCTAGCTACAGAAAATTGAATATCATCTATAGAAGCTTGAGGTAAAGTAGCAATCTTAAAAATATTTTCGTCATTAAATATTACTTTATTACGAGTTTGTAATCCCCTTGGAGCATTTACATCACGGCTAGGTTGATCTAAATATAAATTTCCTTTAATACCAACAGAATCTAACAACATAGAAGCAGCTTTAATATCTCCCATTTTGTCTGCTTTTGTTTTAACTGGCCTATTACCAAACAAATCTTTTGCTAAAAAATCATAAAATTGCTTACCAGTCCACGCATCATCAGCATATTCTGCTTGAGGTATTTTTTTAAGTGCTTTTTTAACAAGCGCAGACTGCTGGCTCAATGGTTTATCTAAATCAAGTAACTCTTCATTTTTTACATTAGTATCTACTCTTAATAAATAACCCTTTGGGCGCATATAAGGAATGATATTAATATCTTTAGGATCTAATTTTTTTAGCTGTTCTATAATTCTTTCTTTTGTATCTATACTGTCTTCTAACTCACTGATTAAATACTCTAGTTCATTCATCATATAAGCTCTAGTATCTTCATCTGCATAAAGGTTTGCATCGAATCCATTTTTATACTCTTGTAGTTCTCCTTTATTACTAGCTAAAGTATCTTTAGCTGTATCAATAGCTTCTTTTATTGCAGTATTTATATCGAGTTTTGGGTTCATTGAAAGCTCAAATCTTAATGCTATTAAAGCTTGTGAAAAACCACCAGTTCTATCAGATGTTACTAACAATGATTCTATGTCTTTACCTTTATAACTAATACTGTAATCTTGCGTATTCGCCTTAATAGCAATGTGCATATAATCTCTGCCAATACCTAGTCGTTGAGCTAAGTATGTACCCCAACCAAATGCTTGATTACCTTCTCCACTACCCATGTAATCATGGTTAAACTTTCTAAAAGCATTAGCTGTACCATGCCAGTTACCATGAACTTCTAAGCGAGCAGCACCATAAGCCAAGTTAACTACATCTTTGGCATTCATCTTATCAGGGTTAAATCCTAACTTGCGGATTGCATTTTTAAATGCAGCCCATAAAGCAATAAACCATCTACCTGTGTTTGTTTTATAGTCCACTGCTGTTGGGTTAATTCCAGCGTTAACAGCTTCTTCAATAAAGTAAGCTACGAATTCTTTAGTACGCTTATCTCCTACTTCATTGGATTCTAATGCTCTAATAGATGCTTTTAAAGCTAATTCACTTTCAATAGAGCCATCATTTTTTGATGCCCAACTACTAAGTGTGTCAACAAGTTTTGTATATTGTTTAGGGGATAATAATCTTTCAAGACCAAGATGCGAACCAATTTCATGCATAAATACAGCACGAGCAGTACCTTTTTCAATATTGTTAGCAATCATATATGCTTTATTTTTATACACTAAAGCTTGTACTATGCTTCCATCGAGCTTTTGTTTTTCACTAACAATGTTTTGTATATGATCTGGAAGATCTTCAACGCTTTGCACTACTTCTAATCTTGCAGCACTAATATCACCAATAAAAGCCTTGAGCTCTTTGTTAATTACAGATGCTGTTTCTGGGTTTGTAACCTTGGCAGTCTTACTGTATTGAGCTCCAGGATTTTCTTCTTTGCCCGCAAGTTGCGTACCTTTTGATGCTTCTGCACCTTTAGGAGTAGTCTTTTCTACAACAGTTTTTGTCTTTGGTGTTATACCTTGGCGAGTAATGTCTTTCTCAAACACAGCCTTACCATTAACAAACTCCATTACACTTTCTTGGTTATCAGGAACAACAAATAGCATAGCGCCATTCATCTGTTCTTTATGGTCTTTTAGTAGAGTACCAAATGTGTCTTTATCTGTATTGATACAACCAAACGAATATCTTGAATTGCCAGGACCTGCTTCTGAGAGTGCTTTCTGACGTTGAGCTGCATCTTTCTCATTGAGCCATACTGAGTGCATTAAGGTAGTAAAGTACTTCTCACCGTTATCTACACCTTCAACACCGAATACAGTATTAAAGTCATACCCCTTAGTACTTGAAGTATTCTGTCTCATAACTAAAGTCATAAGCCCAGCAGGAGTAATTTTGTTGGCATCAATGTTATTATTGCCTTTGAGGAAATCCCCTACGCTCTTACCAACTAATACTTTACTCTGAAACAACAATGTACCATCAGGGTTAAAAATAAATTGTGTAGCCGTTGGCTTGTCAGTCACAATAAAGAACTTGTTTGACTTAGCTAAATTTTCTTTAATTGCAGGGAAAATAACTTCATATGCTCGTTGTGCAGCAGGAGACATATTCTTAGCAGCTTCCGCAGGAGCTTTCTCCACTACTTGTTCAGTACGAGTTTCGTATGTAGGTACTGCAAATTTAATTGGATCAGATACAAACCCAGGGTTAAAAATAATTGCAACAGACATAACTCCATTGGCAATCTGTCTAATAATGTCACGGATAGCACCAGCAACAGCCTTAGCACCATCATTAGCAAAAGTAAGAACATCGGCTTTAACTCTAGCAATAAACTCAGGTGTGCCACGTTTTTCTTTATAAAACTCTTCTAACCGCTTGTTTTGTCCGTCTGTAAGTTTATTTGTTTGATCAGTAAGTAAAACAGTTTGTTTATCAGTTAAAGACACAACACGAGCTTCACCTTCGATGGTACGAGACTCATCTGATAATACTGTAGTCGGACCGTTCTTTCCATCCCCTGCATGTTTGTCAATACCAGCTGCTTTCAAAGCGCTTGCAAGAGAATTATTTTTTACTGGAACATTACTAGTTCCTGATTTCTCATCTTTGGCTCTTTGGAAAACTACCATGAGTTCAGACGCAGATAAACCCTTATTCTTAATTAAAAGACCTAAGTCATACTCTTGTTCACTACTAATATCACCTTGTATGTATGCTTCTTTAATAGCATCTTTAACTGACTTTAAAGTAATCTTCTTTGGCTTTTCAGTTTTTACTACTGTTACTTGATTTTTTTCTGTTTTGGCTTTACGTGTTCTGGCAGGTTTTTCAGGTTTGGCGTTTCCTTTGCCCACTTCTTTGCCACTTTCGGTTGATTTGCGAACATTTCCTTCATCTGTGCTTTGCTCTTGAACGGCATTATCTTCCCTCTCAGCTTGTTCGTCATAAACTTTTTCTTGGTTAGCAGCAGACAAATTACTAACTGCTTTCTTTTTATGTTCCTTGGCAACTTGTGCTAGAAGTTTATTTTGTTTTTCTTCTAATTTGTTTCTAGCTTCTAGTAAACCGTCAACTTTATCATAGTCACCGTTTTCTTCTGCATCAGCTATTTCTTCATCTTTTTTATCTATAGCGTCTCTTAATTTTAAATACTCATCAGTGGCTATTTTTCCTTCATCTCTCGATTCCAATCTACCATGGCGAGCATCACTATTATTAATACCAGTATTTTTAACTTCGCCTTCATCGTTAAGAGCTGAAGTTTCTACTTCGATGTCATTTACAAGCTCCCCAATTTCATTTTGAGCGATTAGTGCAGAAGGCCTTTTGCTCTTGTTATACTCCATAGCTTGAACTAAAGCTTCTTTTAATCTCTCAATCCCATCAATACCATATTGTTCTTTAGCAATAATCGGAAGTATCCTGTCAATCTCTGCGGCATTATCTGCATAAAAAGTTTTTGCTTTAGCTTCCCAATTTTCAACTTGTTTCAGTGCTTTTTCCATTGCTTCTTGAGATGTAAAAGGTTTTTTGGTTCTTGGGTTAAGGACTGGTTTACCTTTATCATCCACAGCAGGTATGTTATTAAGTTCAGTTGCTAATACTAGTTGTTCATGATTTAAATCTCTTTCTTTTGAAGTAGAACCTAGTAATAAAAATAATAAATTTCTAATTTTAGGAACGTCAAAAGATCTCATCTGTCCAGAACGAGTAACAATTTTTTCAATAATTAATGGCAGTAACTGATCAAAAGTAATATCTGTTTCTTCGTTTTCAGAAATAATATTATCAACAAGATCAAGGCTCATATTGTTATCAGCATAAGCTTGCAACCAAACTAATTGTAAATTAGGATGTAGTGTTTCAAATGGAACTTCTTGTTCGGTCAACTCATTCCATCGCTGAGGTCCTTTTTCAATGGCTTCTCTAATCGCTGGAGGAGCATTTGGAGGAATTTCAATTTGCCTCGATGGATTTGATCCTGTATTTCTTCCTGAGACAACTGCGGGGACATTTGTTGTTCCTGTAGTGGATTCTGCGGTAGGTTGTTCATTCGTTATTTCTCCTGAAGGTGTTTCATCAAAGTTATGAATTACCCTTTGCGTCTTTTTCTGATCATCATTAGTACTGGTGACGGCTCCACTGGCATTATCCCGTGGTCCAGTTTCTCCTGTTCCGACATCTTGCTGGCTGTTCGAGACTCCAGTGTTACTTCCTGTCCCGATGGGTCGAAGGCTCTCGGATTGTAAAAGCCCAAGGTCTCCATTTCCAGTTTCTGTTGCTCCTCCCGTGACTGGTACATCTCCCACCCTGGCAGGCACTTGCTGTTGTTCTGGTTGTTGTTCTGTTTGCTGTCCATTTGATTCTCCTTTTGAGGTTTGCTTCGTTTTCTTTGTTTCTTTAGGTTTTAAAGATTCTTCTGCTTGCTTTTCTATAACGGCAAAAGATGGAGCTACTGCCCCTGTTAAATTTTTATAAAAATTATTAAGTATAGTTGCTTCTTTTAAAGCACTTGGTCCGCTAAGTCTACCTATTTGTTTATCTACAGTATTAGCAGCTTCTTCTATAGTTTCTACATGATGTAGTTGATACTTATCAAAAAAGCTACCTATTTTACCAATTAAACTTTTTGCACTAGCTTTATCGTCAATGGTTACTACACCAGATTTTACAGCAGCAGATGCTAAAGTTTTATCAACATCACTGTATTTATTTATTGTCTTATATAGTTCACCTAAAAACACTTTTGCAAGTGGCATATTATAAATGCGTTTACCTGCAATATCTAGCCCGCCATCTTCATTTGGTTGTGCATTAAACAGTTGTTTTGTTTGTTCCATTGCTGCATCATGAGCAGCTTGTTCTTCAGCTTTTTTTTGGGCTTCAGCTTCTTGTTTAGCTTGTGCATTAGAAGCAGCAACTTGTGCTGAAGTTGGGGGACCTACTTGTTGACTAGGTGGTAGTGGAGGACCTTCTCCTATGTTAGGAGCTGCTGGTTGTGGGCCTACTTGTTGGTTAGGTGGTAGTGGAGGACCTTCTCCTATGTTAGGAGCTGCTGGTTGTGGACCTACTAATGGTGGCGGTGGTCCAGTTACTTCTGGAGGGTTATTTCCATTAATGGCAGATTTTAAACCATCTTCCTCTGATGCAATCTCTGGTCTCTTTTGTCCTGCCATAGCTGCAGTACCGCCACGGATAACTCCACCACCAATACCACCCTTAATGGCAGACAATCCGTATTCGTTATAAGCCTCATCACCTGTTAACTCTTTAAAAGCTGCTGCTCTTTCAATACCTGTTTGTAAAGCTTCTGTACCAGCTTCTTCAGCAAGACCAATACCGCCTTGTTTAGCTATATGGGGCAATAGTTTTTTACCAGCTTCTCTTTCAAGAATACTAGCACCTTTACCTAAAACTTTATTAGTAAAAGCTTCTGCACCAAAAGCAGTATCAAAAAGTGCAGCAGTACCACTACCAGCAATAGCCCTGCCAATATCGTTATTACCAGATTCTCTTTGGTCTGATCTAATACCGCCATATTCTTGAAGTAAATTTCCACCGAACGCAGCTGCAGCGCCACCGATTTTTCTTCCTGCTGCAATTGCTGCTGCTCTACCTGCTATAGCTCCTGCTGTAGCTCCTGCTGGGCCGAGCATAGAACCGATTGCACCACCACCAATACCACCTAATATACCAAGAGCGCCAGATACAACAACTTGTGGGGTTACTTCTCCCAAAGATTCACGGATTGTAGTAAACGGACTTTCTAATGCTTCACTTACAGAGTTAATTGAAGATGGATTTTTACGAGTAATTTCATTACCATACTCTTCAATAGATTTACCAGTTTCTTCTGGACCTAAGTCTCTAAGTGTAGACCCAACAGATGATATAACTTGCCCAGTACCACGCTTAATATCAGAAACAATCCCTGGTTTATTTGTAGTTTCTATTCCTAGAGCTTTAGTTTCAAGATTATCCCATATAGAACCTGTCGGCATATCTTGTTTGCTAGGTTGAACAACTTGCTGCTCAAGTTTATCCCAAATATTGGCCATATTAATTTCTATTTATTATTGGTTTAAGTAATCAAACTGTTCTGGTGTTAATGCTCTTTGTAATGGATTGTATTTACGTACAAGAGCTTCTTTTGGCATTATATCTTTATCTACATCAAACTGGGTAGAAGGGTTAAAAGCACTTTCTTGCATTGACTTAACTTTAGCTGCACGTTCATCTTTTTCTTTGTTTCTTAAATCAATAGCAGCTTTTCTTTTATCTGCTGCTTTAGCCGCTCGTGAGTTAGGTTCTGGTGTATAACCTTTACCTGGAATTGCAGTAAGTTTATCATCAACCGTAGATGCCGCTGGAGGTTCTCCAAACTCAACTATAGAATTAGGGTATCTTTTATAAAACTCTTTTTTCTCTTGTTCAGTAAATGGTTTTTTTGTTTCTGGATTAACCCCCATACTAGCAATTTCCATGACAGAATCAGGAGCATACCCATGGCGAACAAAAAAAGCTTTCTGTCTTAAAGAAATTTGTTCTGGAGGTAATCCTTGTTTTTCTAACTCTAACTCAGTTTTTGACCATTGTTGTTGAACATCAGCCCCTTTTAATTTAGCATTAACAATCCAAGCTTTAGCTTCATCAGAGCTTTTAAATCTACCTGGCTGCCCTTTCATAAGAATTTCAGCTTGAGAACTAGTTAATTTTTCTTGGTTATCTGCAGAACCAGCCCCACCACCTCCACTTCTACCACCGTTATTTAAGTAAGTAGCGTAAGCGTTGTTTTTATTAATTTCAGATGTGGATACAGTTTTTTTAGTATCAGAATCCTGCTGTAAAATATCAATCTTTTTGTCTTCTTGTTTTTCTTTTTTCTGACTTGCTAGATAAGTACCTACTGCTGCAGGGCTCCCTAAAAGTTTTACACCATCTGTTTTCATCCAATGAGTTAATAATAGTTCGTTTCCAGCATGAGCTAATGCATTAGCATCATTAAAAGTTTTAGCTAATTTACCGTCTTCGTAATATTCATATGTTAGAGTCCCATCTTTATTTTGTTTTTCTCTAACGTCTAAACCTTCTTTATTTGCAATTTTAACAAGTTCTTTACCGTTACCAGATGCTGCTATTCTGAGATGATTAGCTGACTGATCTTGTATTTTTTTTATACCATCGTCAAACTGATCTTCTCTATCAGCCTGTTTGTTAAGAGCTTTTAATTCAAGAGAACCTTTTTGGTAGTTCATAACATCTAATGGGTTAGCTCCACCCTTAAGAGCTTGTTGTACAAACATTTTTTGTTTGTCTTTAGCTGAAATAGGAACAGCTTGCATTGGAGTTACTGGCCCATCTGCACCTTCATATTGTTGATATGCACCTTGAGGATTTGCCATAGCTGCTTGGTCAGGTACATTTTGTGTATCGCCCATATTAGCAACATTAGAAGCAGCAGTTTGTAAAGATCGTTCCCCAGCTTGTTTATCCCTTTGCCACTGAAACTGTTCAGCAGTTCTTTTATCTGCTTCAATAGCTCTTTGTTCTGCTTTAGCTAGACGGTCTTCTTCTTGAAGTTTTGTATATGTATCAACCCCAGTTTTTGCAGCACCACCAAGTGCCATGCCTAAGTCAAATCCCATTTAATTCACCTTTGAGTAATCAACTGCTTTATATCCATTATCCATCTCGAATACTGCTCCTGGAATAACTGTTTCAACTTCATGAGCCATGACTCCACGGAATCTGCCATGTCCTGCTAATGGATGATTTTTAAATTCTGGTTTGTATTCATATTCATAAATACGTAATCCACTTGGTAAGTATCCAATAAACTCAATATTTTCTTTAAGTCTAATATCAGAACCTGTTAATATTGCAGCTGGAGAATTCATTTTTGCATAAGCATTAATTCCTGCACCTGCAAGTCCACCGATTGCTTGGCCAAATCCAGAAGAGCTTTGAGCATTAGCAGCATTTTGTGAAGCCCATGCACTATTAGCCGCATTAGTAGCACCAAGAGCTAAGTTACCTACATTGTTCCATCCTGACATTGCCGCATTAGTACCTTGAGTGTAACTATTACCCATCGCATTAATTGCATTAGTACCCATAGCACCTGAAGCTAGTGATGTACTTCCTGCATTTAGACCTAAAGCTGTAGACGATGCTTGATTACCAAAGGTACCTTGAGCCATACCAGCTGCATCCATCTTCTTCGCCCAACCTAATTGAATAGCAGCGTCACGAGCACGAGTAGCAGCGGCAGCCCCAGTAGCAGCCCCCATAATTTGATTAGCGTTTGCTTGACCTTGGAATGCACCAGATGTTGGATCAACACCATAAGATTTCATATTTGCTTCATTACTAGCTTGAGCAGCGTCCATTTGACTTCTTACATCACCAATTGCTTGTGATGCCTTGGCTTCTTGTTCTTGATCGCTACCCGCAGTACTAGCTTGATCATATAATTGATCTTGAATCGGAATACCTTTTTCTTGATAGCGAGCATACTGCTGAGCAGCTATATCATTTTGTGTTTGAGTAGTATCGTATTGTTGTTGCTGGACTTTATTTGACATGTCCACTTGAGATTGTGTTTGTTGTTGTAACTGGGGCCAAATATTTGTTTTAAAGTCATTATACTCTTGCGTAGCAAGATCAGCCATTTGTTGTTGTGATTTGGCAATACCTGGGTCAGCAGCTGGTGCAGAACTAGAACTTTTACCTTCTAAAGTCGCAGGGGAATAACCAAATAGTTTTTTAGTAAACGCTCGTTCTGGGAGCATGTCAAAATGATTACTTATTTTCATATTTTAATTCCTAGCCAACGGCATTCTTCTTTTAGCATACCATATAAAATCATATCAGTTCCGTCTTCAGACCCTTTACGGATGAGACCTTCTTCTTTAAACCCTAGTTTCTCATCAAAAATCTGAGCATCTATATTGTCTACACGAACGAGAGCTGTGATTCTATTACATTTTAACTGAATAAACGGATAAGCGAAAGCCCTAAACAGAAACTCCTTGTTCAGCCAATTCTTACTACCATCAGAGGCTACGTGCATACAAATTGACGCTTTTGTATACATATTAAAAACTACAGCCGCAATTAACTCACCGTCTTTTTCTAGACCAATTCCTGTAGCACCATCAAAACTATCTTCTCCTAATTTCTTAGCAACCCAAGGTAAGATTCTTTCGTCTTGGTTATATATAGTTGTTCTCATTATTTACCTTGGTAGTTTAGTCTTGCAATAATCTGGTTAATCTTAGTAATTATATCGGTTGTACTTGCAGTACTAGCAAGCTGACTAATCTGATCAATTCCAGGTCTCATACCAGTTATAAGTTCAATGTTTTCTCTAACTGCAGACAGTGCGCTAATTACAGCTCTATCACCTGAAGTAACAATGGGTATAGCAGGTTTTTTAGGTTCAGCCATATACCATTCCTCTTAACTCACCAATTGATGTTGCCATAGCAAATCCACGAACAGGTACATTTCCTGATATCTTTATCTCGTAGTTATATGCTTTTGTAGCTACAGGCATGCGAATTGGTTCTGGGCTAGTAACACCAGTTGTAAAAATAACTTGCCCATCTGCATAAACAAATATGTTAATAACTCTAGTAGTTTCCCCAGAAGCTGGGATATCAGAAAGAATTGAACCATTTATTGCTATTGAGTTTAGAGTGTTGCTATTTAAAGTACTCATCAAATTACCACTTGCGGATGCAAACAACGCTTGGTTCGCTGCAGTCAACGCAGCAATATACGCAGCATAAGCACTACCATCAGTAATGTAATCATAGTCCGCCATCACCTTACAAACTGCAAAATTCATTGGGTTAGGTAATATAAACTTTTTGGATAGCCATTCATAATAAGTACTATTGTTTGGGTCAGCATCTAACTTATAAATAAATCCGTCAATAGTAGATACCGCATAAATACTAGCGTTCTGATGATCAATAAATAAAGCAGAAGCAGAATAGTCAAGAGTAAACAGTGGTGGTACATCGCCACGAGCAATAACAATCGCCTGAGTAGTACCACCTGCTGTATAGAACCCAATCCATAAATTGTTGTAAACTTTCGCTACAAAAGTAGCTGGAACCAGTGCCTGCCATTCTTCACGAGTATATAGTGCAGTTGTCACAACATCTTGAATCCCCTCTCCGATATTTACCAGCCCGTTAGGTGAAGCATAGAGTACACCATACTGATCAGTCGTTATGGATTTTTTAGCAACACAGGGTTGCATCATTGGGAGTTTAACTTGAGACATACCGCCTGGAGAAGTTCCCGTAATAACTACGGGTTGATGTTTTGTCAACACAACTACCGAGCTATCATATACACCAAGTCCTACAATCTCATCGTTGACCGTCATCATGTAATTTACAGGCCAAGCATGCGGTAGGTATGGCTCACAGAACCATACTTGATTTCCAGTGAACCCAGCTAAAATCCCGTTCGCCATAGCGACAATACCTTGCAGTGTGCTCGGTGGTTCTGTGAAATACAACGAAGTTAATGACGAACCTAAATTGATGGCAAGTACTGAATCTGCATAACTAGTTGTTGCTACTGGAATCTCTGCCACAAATAAATACGACACAGTGCTTGTACCTGCAACAGACCGATAGATTCTACGGCTTGTAATGTTGTACCCGCTGACTGCTACACTAGAAAACCCAGATACTGTAACTGTGGCATCAGGTTCAACAGCACTTATAGATGTTGCAGGGCTTGGAGCAGACTCTTCTTGTACAGCACCAAATGTACTTATGTTGGTGTAAATATATGCTCTATCTTCTTTGACTGTGCCTGATCCGCCAGATTTTACTAATGTCGGTGCTGCTGTAGGAGCTAATACTCCCATGTTTAAATATGCGTTTGGGTATGGTTGAGCTCCAGTACCAGATGTAGTGGCTATAGCCCAGTTTGTTTTTTTCGGTACACTGTCACCAGTGTAGTAAATTCTTGATTCAGTAATGTCACCAACAGGACCAACTACAACGTCCACATCAGTAGACCACTCTAGCCATTTATATAATCCTGATACTACGTTATATAACTTATAAACAGTTTGTGAGTTTAAATTTGAAGGTATATATTCAAATAATTCTTTTTTCCAAGAGCGTAGTTCTTTGGAAGTTTCTCTTACGTTATTAGCTATTTGTGCTTGATTATTTTCAAGCTGAGTTGGACCAGTCCTAGGAACAATCCCCGAAAAGTTTTGGAGTTGAATATGAGGCATGGTCCATCCTTTATTTAGATTACATCTTCTGCAGTTTTACCAGCTGAATCAGTTGGTCTATTTTTTGGTGCTCTTGCAGCAGCTGCGTCAGGTTTATTTTCTTCAAGTGCTTTTAAAATAGCCTGTCCATCTTCATTAAGATTAAACGAACCATTCTCAATAACACCTACAATTTTGCGAGTATCTGTGATACCAACAATAACATTACCTCCTACAACTTCAGCACCGCTTTTTTCTACAAATTCTTCCAAGGTCATTGCCATGTAAAACTCCTTTAGTTAATGGAACTTTTATTATCCTACTTATACATACATATGTAAAGCGTTAATCTCTACTGTTTCATTTCTAGCAAGCCAACCTTTTTCATACTTTGGGTTATCTAAACTCTTATAGTACTTTTCTTTAGTATCTGTAAAGCGTTCTATGAGTTGTTTAACTGGCATTGCTTTTATTGTAGACATACTTATCGGACCTAAAATTCCATCAGCTTTTTCACCTACAGCCTCTTGTAATAATTTAATAGCCCTGCCTGGACCTGCGTTAATAGCAAAGTCAAACATCATATAGTCAATACCAGTCGGCAGGTCATCACCACGAATAGCATCCCAGTACTTACGCTTGTAGAACGGTGTAACTTTTACAGCGGTTAATGCTTTCATATCATTCCAAGTTACTGGATGACCGACATAAGATTCCCATGCTGCCTGAGTTACCCCAAGGTTAGTACATCCAGCTCTACCGTCAGGTAGTTTATTACCCATGTCGTTAGGATCAGATTGAAACCCAGCTTCGCTTTTAAAAATGTAAACTAATGCTTTATCTAAATTTTCTGTCATATTATTTAACTGGCGTAGAGTTGTGTAACATATTATCTTTATTTTGTGAACTTGCACTTGATCCAAAGTAAAAAGATAAAACCAAGATAACGCCATCACGCAAGGTCGTTAATAAGTCTTGAATACTTGGGTCTTGAACGATAGCATATCCGCTTATCTTAAGTGTTGTAATAAGTCCAAACCCACCAATCACAATAAAAGCTAAGATCGAAGGAATAATAGACTTGTTTGCTATTTGCATATCACGAGCTGATTTGCGGTCATCTGTGGATAGTTTTTCAAAGTCTAAGCCTAACTCTTGTGCTTTGGCTTGTAACTCAATCTCGGCTTGTTTAAGACTTGTTAATTGATCTGCAGAAAGTTTACCTTGTTCTATAGTAGATTGAACATCTTTTTCATCAATCCCTAATGCTTTACTAATCGCAGTAACCGCAAGTCCAGCTAATGGGCCACCTAGTGCTGTTGCAATGCCTGGGGCAATTTGGGCTAACCATTCCATATTATTTGTCCTTAAGTTTGTCTAACTTATCTTCGATACGATGAATAGCTTTTAATACTTCATCCCAACGAGAATTAAAATCATCTTTATGTAAATAGTTTTCTGCAAGGTGTGTTTTTAAACTATTCATTTCATCTTTAAGATTCTGAACAGCAGTCCATAATTCCTTACAAAACCAACCAAGAGCAATGAACACTAAAGGAAGTAGTGTATTAATAACAAGTTGAATATCCATAATTTTTACCCTAGATTCCGTAATTTATAAAGAGTTGATAGATACTGTCCAACAGTCTCATCTACTATATTCTGTAATGGTGTGTCTGTTTTATCAATTGCGGTGTATCTTAATTTTTCTACCATATCCATATGACTTTGTAGCATGTCTGCTGGATTATCTTTATGGTTTTCGTCTTTTAGAAGCGGGATACTAATGATCCCATGTCTTCCTTGATAAGCTTCTGTTAACTTGTCTGCTAACTCTACAATGGCATCATAGAATTCATTGAGTGCAATGTGCTGTGCGTATGATTTTGTCTTTAGGTGATCTCTGTGAGCTAACTCACGGCTTAGAAACAAAATTGCAATTAATCTACCTATCATCATTGCTTCCCTTCTTCAAAAATATTTACAAACACAGTATTATCTTCTAACGCTTCAATTTCATGCCATTCGCCAGCGGGTAAATTTAATGGCTGACTATTTTTGTTTAATGTATAACTACGACCTTCTAAACTAACTAAACAAGACCCACTATTGCACATAGTTGCATGAGAGTATAGATGTTGGTGTTTAAATAACCCTTCACCTTTATTAGCATGATATACGTTAACTTGCGCTGAAGCATAACTAAACACATGTGTAGGGGTTATAATTTTTACCATTATGCGCTCATAGTTCCTGTTGTTTTTGGTTGTTGATTACTTTTAAAAGGTTCTCCTGTACCAACCCATTTTTTTTCACTTTCGTTCCATAAGAATTTTTGTATGCCGTCATCAGGTCTAGGTACTGGACTCTGCCATGTTTTAGTATTTAAATCAAATATCCAAGAAGGGTATGGAGGAGGTGGCATAAAAACATTATTTACTGGATCATATGTTCCTCCAATGTAAATAGTACCTGTATTTAAAGTTTGTAGGATATACCCTACTTTTAAGTTTTCTTCTAAAACACTATACTCGTACTCAGTCATGACTACGGCATTTTGTACAATCCCATTTACTACTAAAGCATAATTTGACATTTTTAATCCTTACCAATAACCTTGAATAACAATAACCCCAGATGTACCCGCAGAGGATGGCGTGTGTGTAAAAAAATAATTAAGACAGCCGCATGTACAAGTAGAGTAATATCCAGAATGTACCCCAGCGGCACCGTACGAGGGGTTACCTGCCCAACTTAAAAAATTACCAGTCCCACTACCATTAGAACCCGTTGCAGGGGGAGGAGTACCAGAATAGCCAGCACCGCCAGCACCGCCATAAGAACC